CGAGCGCGGCTCGTCGTCTGCGCTGGGACGAAACCACGACCCATGCACTGATCGCGAGCGCCGCGACTAGCGCCGTCGTCTCAACCGACACGCCGTCGTGGGAGATGTTCGTCGCGCTGAAGGCTTATGCCAAGGAACATTACGTTCGTGGCATCAAGGAAGCGGGCAACGAGGAAACGTATCACGCGTTCCTCACCCCGACGGCCATGCAGCGCCTGAAGAACGATGCGACCTACATGGCGAACCTTCGCTACGCGCAATCTCGCGACAATGCCAACCCGCTGTTCACTGGTGGCACGGTGAAGATCGACGGCATCTACCTGCACGAATTCCGGCATGTGTACAACACGTCGGCAGCGAGCGGCGCGACGTTGATCACGGGTGGCGGCGTGGTGCACTCGAAGTGGGGTGGAGCTGGCGACACTGAGGGCTGTCAGGTGCTGTTCTGCGGCGCGCAGGCACTCGGCTTCGCCGATATCGGTGCGCCGACCTGGGTCGAGAAGGAGTTCGACTACGAGAACCAGCCGTCGATTTCGACCGGCAAGATTCTCGGCCTGTTGAAGCCCAAGTTCGGGTCGATTTACGAACCGGGCACCAGCGTCGAAGACTTTGGCGTTATCACGTGCTACTGCGCGCAGTAACTAGGAGAAGCACATGGCTGTGCTGAAATCCACGCGCTCGGCGCAATGGGAGCTGAGCGCGTCGTTCACGTTCAGTATCGGCGACACGATGACGAACACGGCGGGGGCTGCGGATGAGTTCGCCAGTGTCACGTCGCACATTTTCGACATCATCGCGTTGCCACCGCGCGCCGTCGTCACTGGTGGGCAAGTCATCACGGGGACTGCGTTCGTCGGCCCTACGGCGTACAACGTCACTGTTGGCGATTTGACAACGGCGGACCGCTACCTGGGCACGACTGACACGGTTGCTGCCGGACTTACGGCGCTCGTTCCGACTGGTTATGTCGGCATCGGCGAGAACATCCGGCTGACCGTGACACCCACCGACGCACCAGCAACAGCGGGCAAGTTCACTGTGCGCATCAAGTACATCATCGTTGGTCGCGCGAACGAAGTGCAGATCACCTAAGCGGTACGCGCTGAGCAACTAGCAACCCGCACCCACCGCTTACTCAGGAGAAACTCACATGGCTGTTTTGAAATCCACGCGCACAGCGCAATGGGTGCTGAACGCGGAGTTCAGCTGGAACTTCGACGACACGATGATCGACGCAGTGACGTTGGTGTCTGGCAACTTCGCTTCGGCGGCTGCTCATACGATTGACGTTATCGGCCTTCCGCCGAACGCTGTCATCATCGGTGGGCAACTCGTCGTCACGACTGCGTTCAACGGCTCGACGTACCCAGTCGTCATTGGCGACTCGACGACCGCAAACCGGTATCTGGCAACTGCGGACCGCAAGGCAGCGGCGCTGGTTCCGCTGGTCCCGACTGGTTATGTCGGCCTTGGCGAGAATCTACGACTGACGATTACGCCGACGGGTTCGACAACGGGTGGCGCTGCCACCGTACGCATTCAGTACATCGTCGTCGGACGCTCGAACGAAGTCCAGATCACCTGATCCGCATCGGTGGTTTCAGGCGTAGACTGAACGGGGCCGTTACTGGCCCCGTTCGCACATCGGAGCCAGCCGAACTGGCGGTCAACTGAGCAATCAACGTCATGAAATTCATTTCTCTCGTGGATCAGACTTTGTCTTCAACATCCGGTCACTCTGTCGGCTTCAAGGCTGGCGTTCCTACTTTCGTCCCGCCCGTGCTTCGGCCCGAAATGAAGTCGTACGGCATCGTGGCGGAAGCAGACATGTCCGACGCGGTGAAGACTGCGTTGTTGAACGTGTCGGAAGTCGAGCCTGAACCTGAGTTTGGTTTCGAAACCGAGCCGACTGACCCAGCGGTACGCAAGGCAGCGTTCTTCTCCGCGTTCCGCAAGTTGCAGGAGCGTGGTCAGCGAGAAAATTTCCTGTCCAATGGCGTGCCGCACAACCGTCCGCTGCTGGCGTTGATGAAGTTCCGCGTGACTGCGTTGGAGCGTGACCGCATGTGGGAAGAGTTCCAGGCCGAACAGACGGCGTAACCAGGAGAATCTGACATGGCAGCAAAAGGCGCAATGCCCCCGAAGGACAGCATGTACCCGGCCAAGGGCGGCAAGCCCCACGACTTCAGTCGCGGCGGGGCGAAAGCACCAGCGGACTCGGTTCACAAGCCCGGTTCGGGCAGTAAGGGCGGCGGGTTTGCAAACACAGGCGCTCGCAACGGCACGGCGCACAAGACACCGCTTGCTTCGAGCAAGGGCGCAATGGCGAAGAACCCTGGTTCGGCGGTTGGTGTTCGCGCTCGCAAGTGCGGGGATTGACATGGCTAGACTGAAAGCTGCTACGCGGAACAAGCTTCCGAAATCGACATTCGGTTTGCCAGGGGAACGTAAGTACCCGATGCCAGATAAAAGCCACGCTGCAAACGCGAAGGCTCGGGCAAGCCAGATGGTTTCGCGTGGCAAGCTTAGTCCTAGTTCGAAAGTTTCCATTGACGCGAAAGCAAATCGCATTCTCGGAAAGTAACTCAGGAACGTAACAATGGCGGTTGTCCATAAGCAGGGGGTGTGGGCCGTTGTACGCGAGTTGGGCGTTGCGAACTCCTGCCGTAGAGCGGGCGCTGTACGCTCGTCCGCGCTCGCTCTACACTATGTGCCATGAATGTCACCGGTCTTGTCGATCTGTTTCGTAGCCGCACGCACGACATTGAGCTACCGTATCTTTGGACCGATACTGACATCTGGGGCTACATCGATTATGCGCAGCGCAAACTTCTGCGCCCTTTGGGCGGACTTCGTGAGTCCCAGTCCAGTTTGTGTACCCTCGTAGTTCCTGCGACGGTTAACTACGTTCCAATCGACCCGCTGATCCTGAAGATTCATCGCGCGAACATCCCGGCTAACGCAGTGCCAGGAATCGGGCCTGGGCACACTGGAACCGTGAAACTGCTGGACCGTGTGCACACCGCTGCGTTGGCTAAGGAACGCCCTGGCGACTTGTTCGCACTCGTGTTCGGCGAGGATGACAACGGAGCGCGTGCGATCTACGTGCCGAACTTCGACACTACGATCAACCTGCTGATTTCGCGTCTTCCGCTCCCGATTACCGACGATACGTCCGTTCTCGAAGCGCGCGAGGAATGGCATTACATGCTGATCTTCGGAATGCTCGAACAAGGCTATCTCAAGCAGGACGCAGAAACTCGCAACGACAAACTCTCGAAAGAGAATGGTGACAAGTTCGATGACGAGATCGAGCGAGCCAGCCGCGATACAAGTTTGCGGCGTGCTGCCATGACTGGTGTGCAGTACGGGGGAATCTGATGAACTTGAATCTTTCGATCACGCAAGGTTCGACGTTCATTCAGACTGTGTTCTGGGAAGTTTCGCCGATTGTGTACAAACCAATTACGGCAATCACCAAGACGGGTCCAGTGCGCATAACTGCGACTGGACACGGGGTTGTGTCAGGTCAGCGAGCTGCGTGTGTTGGCATCCTCGGAGCGACGCAGTTGAATGCAGTCAACGTACCGTTCAAGAGTTCTGACTATCACGTATGCACATTCGTCACTGCTGACATCGTTGAGTTCAACGATGTCCCGGGTGCCAGCGTGTCCACGTACAAATCTGGCGGGTATTTGGCCTACAACACATTGAAAAGCCTTTCCGGGTATACCGCGCGCATGACTATGCGAAACCGGGTTGGCGGTACATCGCTACTGGAGCTTACGTCACCGACAAGTTTGATCATCACTACTAGCGTGCAGATTCTGATGACTGCTACTCAGACCGCCGCACTCAGTGTTGGATCAGGCGTGTATGATCTTGAGCTTGTAGCCCTTGATACTACTGTTACACAGTTGCTTACCGGTAAGTTCACAGTAGCAGCAGAAGTAACAACTTAGGAGTGTAGAGATGGAACAGAATGTAGTTGAAGCGTCGCCAGCAGTCATTACTATGACTATCGGTATTACGCGCAAGGCGACTGGATTGACTGAGTTCTATGACTTGGTTTGTACTCCGGTTGAAGATGAAGAAGTTACTGAAGAAACCAAGGAGTCCTGATCATGGCCGGTACTACTACTCACACCACGACATTTCGCAGTCTTGTGGCCGATCTTATCGGTGATACCTGTGACAGTGGGAAGCTCGTTTTTCGCATTACCGGTTCGACGGCGAACACCCCAGCGACACCGGTCGCGACGCTCACACTTAACGCGGCTGCGTTCCCGCCTGCGTCGTCTGGCGTTATTACGGCCGCAGCGATTACAAGTGACACCAACGCAGCAGGCGGTGTGATCGCTTTCGCCACCATACAGACCTCGGCTGATGTAATTAAAGCGCATTGCACAGTCGGTACGTCGGGTGATGCAATCAACATAACTTCCGGTGGTTTGACTGTGACGGCTGGCGACACGGTTTCGTGTTCGGCTTTGACATACACAGCTATGCCGTGACATGAGAAAGCTCGTCCACATCGTGCTGGCC